TCAGTTCAGTATACCGTTGGAACCATTGACATGATGACCTTTTTCCATGCCTAGAAAGAGGGATAAGCAGCCCCCTAAAACGAAGAAATACTTTCGTTCTACAAAGTCTGGTGCGGGTATGACCAAGGCGGGGGTTGCTAAATACCGACGGGATAACCCTGGTAGTAAGCTTAAAACTGCTGTCACTAAGAAAAAGAACTTAACAGCAAAAGAAAAAGCCAGAAGAAAATCTTTCTGCGCTCGATCCGCAGGGCAGATGAAGAAGTTTCCTAAAGCGGCAAAAGATCCTAACAGCCGTTTGCGTCAAGCTAGAAAAAGATGGAGGTGTTAATTTGAAAGCAGAAGAAGTTTTAGCAAAGCTTGAGCAACACGGTGCAGAGTGCAATATGCGTTATGAACGCATCGAAGAACAGTTGCAAGAGCAAAGAGTAACCTTGGATAAATTAGACAAACGCTTGTGGGGATTAGCCGTGTTAATAGTTGCGGCAGCAGTAGCGGAGCAATTAGTTTAATGGCTATGGGACGTAGCAGTATGTCCAAGCAGGTTTCAAAGCCTCCGCAAAAGAAAAAGTGGAGTGCAAAAAGAAAGCGGTCTGTAAACTGTGCCAGACCAAAAGGTTTTTCCGAAAAAGCGTATTGTGCGGGGAGAAAGAAGCGTGGCAAAAAAAGCTAAGAAAAAGGGCGGCAAGATTTGTCCAGAAGGCAAAGCCTGGGCTAAACGAACTTTTGATACATATCCCAGTGCGTATGCAAACCTTGCTGCATCGAAATACTGCAAAGATCCTAACTATGCCAAGAAAGCCAAAGGTGGCAAACGTAAAGGCAGAAAGGATGGCGGATTAATAAACACCTCTGTCAAAGGCATGAAGAACGGTGGGTTTGTTGCTACAGGCTGTGGAGCAGTTATGCCTGATCGTAAAAAGAAAACAGTTAGTGTATAGGGCACAAGATGGTTGCTAAACGTACCAAGGGTAAAGTAAAGAAAGTCATTAGTGCCTTGAAGAAAGCATCAAGAACTCATGCTGGACAGGCTAAAACATTGCAGAGTGTGATCAGTGGCAAGAAAAAAAGATCCAGTAAAAGGCACCGTTAGGATAAAGTATGCAACGGCCCAAGATGCTAGAGATACGGTGGCAAAGGTCAAGAAAGTTAAGAAACCGTTTGCCAGGAAGATACAAATACTGACTGTTATGGAACAAAGAGCAAAGGTAGCCGGTAAACAGGAACAAGCTAGAATAGCCAAACGTGGCAAAGAAGCAATTAGGAGACAGTTTGGCAAGGATTAGATACGACAGGTTTTACTACAAACCGTTGCCTGATGAAGTGACGGTGGGTGAAAGTGATATAGATGGGTTAGGTATTTTTGCCACGCAAAGCATAGAAGAAGCTTTTGATTTAGGTAGTACACATATTAAAGTGCCCATGATTGCTGGGTACATTAGAACCCCACTGGGTGGTTTTATTAACCATTCAGAGGAACCAAATTGTTATTTAGCGTTGTCCCAAGATTGGGATGACTACAAAGTCTACAATTTAGTGACTCTTCACAAGATAGAAGAAGGTGAAGAGATAGTGCTAGACTACGATATGTGACATAAGGGTTGTGCGATGGGCGAGTTAAAAAAATGGCTCAAACAAAACTGGGTACGGATCGGAACAGACGGGAAGATCAAAGGACCCTGTGGCACAAGCAAAGATAAGAAGAATCCTGATCGCTGTTTACCAGCAGGAAAGGCCAGGAGTCTTTCACGTTCCGAACGTGCAGCAACCGCTCGAAAAAAGAAAAAAGCAGGAGCGAAAGGTAAAACTGTAGTCGCTAATACACCTAAAGCAAAGGTGCGAACAAAGCGAAAGACCAAAAAACTGTAAGTAAGGAGTAATGTAAGATGCCGGTTCGTAAGAAGTCCAAAGGTAAAATGGTCAAAAAAGCCAAGGGTGGAATGATTAAGAAAGCCAAGGGTGGAATGGTCAAGAAAGCCAAAGGCGGTATGATCAAGAAAATGAACGGTGGCGTTGTGCGACGTTCAAAAGGATCTATGGTCAAGAAAGCCAAGGGTGGAATGGTCAAGAAAGCCAAGGGTGGAATGGTCAAACGGAAGCGGTAGATGGCAACTTCAGGATCAACAGACTTTGATCTTGACGTTGCAGATGTAATTGAAGAAGCCTACGAAAGATGTGGGCTTGAATTACGAACAGGCTATGACGCTAAAACTGCACGTCGATCATTAAACATCATGTTTTCTGAGTGGGCTAACCGTGGGGTAAACCTATGGACAGTTCGTCAGGGCACGTTAACTGTGACATCAGGCACGGCTGCTTATACGTCAAGCAACGGATTAGCCACTCCTATGAGTGATATTCTTGAGGTTGCTATCCGTCGCAGTGGCACAGACTTCAGTGTTGATCGCATAAGTCGTAGTGAGTATCTAAATATTCCTGTCAAAACCACATCAGGAAGACCCTCACAGTTTTACTTTAACCGTCAGATTAGTCCTGAAATCACGCTTTGGCCTACACCAGAGAACAGTTCTGACATACTTGTGTATTACTACATCACTAGGATAGAAGATGCCGACACTTTGGTTAACACAACAGATTTGCCGTATCGTTTTCTACCTTGCATGGTTGCTGGTCTGGCTTACTATCTAGCCCTAAAACGTGCGCCTGAAAGAGTGCAGTTGTTAAAGGTAGTGTATGAAGAAGAGTTCCAACGTGCGGCAGACGAAGACGAAGATCGAGTGTCTTTGAAACTTCAGCCAGATATTCAGTACATAAGGTTCTGATATGGCTAGGTATGCATCTGCAAGAAAAACATACGGCATCTCAGACAGATCTGGTTTCCGTTATCGTCTTCGTGAGATGCGTAAAGAGTGGACAGGATTACTTGTCGGACCAGATGAGTATGAGCCAAAGCACCCACAACTAGAAGCACCTAACAACGTATCTGACCCACAAGCTGTTCGTGATCCGCGTCCAGATCAAACAGAAACCGTGTCTGTTTTCACTCTTACTGATTCAGTTGGACTACCCACGGCAAGGTTAGTGTCTTTTGGTCAGGTGGGTGAGGTTACTTTAATTACCGCAGATGAAACTGTCACAGTAACAGGGGTCATAGCAACCGGTCAGGTTGGCTCTGTCACAGTAACAGGGGTAGATAATTCTGTTTCCATAGCTCAAACATACACAGTGACAGTGCAATCTTACTTGGGATACAACAAATTCTACATTGATGGCGTTAGGCAAGACACTGTCAGTTTGTCGGAAGGTAGCACATACCGGTTCGATCAAAGCGATAGTTCAAATTCAGGAGACCCTTTTCGTTTTTCTACTACGTCCGATGGCACACATGGAGGAGGGTCGGAATACACAACAGGAGTAACAACAAACGGTACTCCAGGTAGCTCTGGAGCATACACACAAATTACCGTAGCCGTTGGTGCACCGACGCTCTATTATTATTGTTCAAACCATAGCGGCTTGGGCGGGACGGCTAATACACCATGAGCTTTACACTTGCAACGTTAAAAACAGCGATACAAGACTACACTGAAAACACAGAGACAACGTTCGTTAACAATCTTTCTTTGTTTATTAGAGCAGCAGAGGAGCGCATCTTAAAAAGTGTTCAGCTATCTTTCTTTCGTAAAAACGTAACCGCTAACTTTAGTGCGTCGGATCAGTTTTTAGCGATACCAAGTGATTTTTTGGCACCTTTTTCTCTGTCTTTTACAGACAGCAGCAGTAACAAAAACTTTTTAGATTTCAAAGACGTTAACTTTTTACAAGAATTTACACCTAATGCTGCTACAACAGGCACTCCCAGGTACTACGCAGTGTTTGATGTGAGCAATTTTATTATTGCACCAACTCCTGCTACTGCTCTTGCTGTTGAATTACATTACTACTATCGACCAGGAAGCTTAACGACGGGTGGAGATTCAGGCACAACATGGCTTTCGGAAAACGCAGAGCTTGCTCTTTTGTACGGCTCTCTTTATGAGGCATACACTTTTATGAAAGGTGAAGCAGATGTGTTGCAAAATTACAACGCTCGACTAGTTGAGGCGATAAGCACGTTGAAGATGCTT